CACTCTTGTGTATCTCTATCACCTTGCACATTGCTGGTAAAACGCATTAGAACAAATGGACTAAATGCTTTTTGTTCTTCTGCTGTGAGGCCGTCGTAGAAACCGTAGTTGCGTGTATCGACTGCTTCTAATTCTCGTTTGATATCAAGTTTTGCTGTTGCCATATTGCTTGCTTAGGTGATAGGTTACTTTAACTCGTTCGATTGCTTTCTTTAATGCAGCATTAGATTCAGCAGCTTTGTAAATTGCTTGCCACTCTCTTAAGAATCGAGATTCACTGCCGGAGATGTATTCTTCATCTTCATCTTCTTCTTCAATTTCGCTCCACTCTTCGAACTCTTCGTATTCGGGTGTGCCTGCACCTTTAATGTATTTAAAAACGTTCATAGTTATACTGGATGATGATGCACAGGAGCCTTTGCCTCGTGCGTTAGATAATACATTATTTTAACACGATCCAGTGCTTCTTGCAAATTTTTGTCAGTCAGCGCCGCTTGTCTAATGTCGTGCCATAGTTGGCTTTCATTAGGATCGCTCATATAGTTTCTATAATCTAACGGATCTCTTTTATAATCGTATCCCACAACTTTCCTTTCAGTTGAGCCAGCTTCTCGAGAATAGACAGTATCGCCTGTTCTCTCATAAATTAATGTTGCACCAGGTGTTAATGTTCCCATATTACCAACACTTTGTAAAATCAACAATCTCACTTTGACGACTAACTTCTTTAACAAAGTAAGCACATGTGGGCTTCTCTCCGGGATGTAACGGCGTAGAAAGAAGTTGGCCAGGTTTCATCTTTGGAAAATACCATTTAACATCTTGATAGACATTGATAATATCAATCTCGTGAAACTCGGGTCTAAATGAACTTAATGGATTAAAACAGAATGTTTTAAACCCGCGATCGTTTAAACTTGTTAGTGGCAGCACTTCCATATCAGGACCTTCTGGGTCACCTACAATCGTGCACCAATCTAACGGCATAGTAAGTTCATACGGCCCAATCTTTAATACAGCAGCAGGACAAGTAAATGACTCTAAAAAGATTAACGGAATAAAGAAGTAGTCAGGATTTTGTGGATCACTATTGTCCATTACTGCGAATCGCATATCGTCATCGACTTCTTCTGGTAAGTCATTGAGATAATATGTTTTATTGTCTAAGGTTAAAATTTGCATTATTGATATTTCACTTTGTCTATTGTAAATGGATACTTCGCGTCTTTATAATATTTCTTACGCTCCGTTAGATGCCGCTTGGCGTATTTTGTGCTGGCGGTAAAGTCCCAGATTTGAACAAAGTCTTTGTCATCTGCCTTACGAATACCACGTCCTATCGACTGGATAACTCTAACAAAAGATTTACCAGGCTCAATAAGAACCATATTAAAGATCCGAGGAATATTAATTCCAACAGCGGCGACGCCGTAAGTTGCAATAATAATTTTGTTAGTTGCTGTTTTAACTTCGTCATATTCTTCTTTACGATCTTTTGTTTTTACTGCTCCGGAAATAAATGCAACTTCTGGTTTATCAGATAATAAACTAAACAAATCGCTTAGATAAACTTGCAGCATCTTACCGCACTCGATTCGATCAACTAACACCAATGTGTTACCTGAATCGGCAATAGACTCAATCATCTTGGCAAGAAACTCTACACGTTCTTTGTTAGTGACCAAATACTTTAGCTCTTCTGCATAGCTGCCAAACTCTTTCCATTCAGCAGTTTGAACAATATTAACGTGACAAGTGCTAAGAACACCTTTCTCTTGCAACTCGTGTGCTTTAACTTGATGAACCACTTCGCCCAGAGCTGCACGAATATTTTGAAAGTCAATATCTGCTTTAGGAACAGTTCCAGTTAAACCCCAACGAATAGGTGCATGTGAAACGTTTTGAGTCAATAACTTTTTCAATACATCGGCTTTGGCCATATGAACTTCATCGACCATAACACAATTAACGCCGTCTAAGAATTCAGCAAGAGACATTAAAGAATCGTCTTCAATGTTCTTCTTATCTAAAATATTAAGACTTTGCCAAGTGCAAATAGTATGAGTTTTACCCAAGTCTTTGCGATCACCGTAGTAGATTCCAACGTCTAATTGACAGTTGATAAAGTCTTCTTCGGTTTGTTCTACAAGCGATTTGTTTGGAACAATAGTTACTGTGCGACCGTACTTTTCGCAAATCTTAGCCAGCGTGGCAGTGGTAATAGTCTTACCAAAACCAGTTGCAATCTCTTGAATGCATTGTGGATTCTCTAAAAACTTATTAACTACTTCTACCTGATCGTCACGCAATCTAATAGGTTGACCTGCAAAACGATGTCCATCGGGCCAGCATAAGTTACCCCAGAATTCTTCTGTGACTTTCTCAAATTCAAGTGCAGGACTTGTGCGCAAATCTTCTATTTCAAAATGATAGTTTTTGTTTTCAAGCTCTTCTAATACTTGACCTAACATTGATAGATATGTTGTTCCACCTAGGCCAAAGAAGCTAACACTACCATCCCATCGTCCTAATTTGTATGACGGACGATATCGCGCTGTTGGATCTTCGTATTTGAATTTCTTAACCAGCGCTTTACGAGTATCTAAATCTAAATTTTCAATCTTTACATTTACTTCGTCTTTAATTATTATTTTACAACTTGGCAAAATTAAATTCCTTATTCTTATTATCTAAATTCATACTGATCACGTTGTGGTGATTTTTAATGTAATTCTTTAATGTGTAGTGTGCAGAGTTGGTTCCAAAATGCACAATCAAATCAAACTTTTTGCCTGATTCAATTAACGGCTTTGGAATCTTTCCACTAACACATACAAACTTAACGGTATCATTAACTTGCCCGTTTAGATTATTTTCTTTAATATAATCGTTACACATCTTACCAGAACTACTGTCAAGTCTAAACATAACAGTTGCTTGCTCGTTTGCTATATTATTATCAGTCAAATACTTATGAATAGTTTTTAAATGATCTAATTCTGTTCCGCCTGGAATCACAAACAATACATTGTTAGAGTAATTCAAAATCTCTTCAATATCACTTAAATGTTTGGATTCTATTACAACAGGTGCGCAAGAAGTATTTTGCAACAATGCACGAACTTCGGATGCAATTTCCGACGATGACAGTGCTAAGTCAATAGAGTCATCCCAGCATGTAATTCCGTATCTTCGAGCGTCTAAAAGAACTTCTAACAAGTTCATAGAAGTAGGTTGTGGGATTTTGCTCACTGTATTTTTGTAAGCAAACTGGCCATCTTGAAAAACAACTATCGGAACATATTGATCCATGTTCTTTTCAATTTCTTGAATTTCAGCAAGAGCTTCTGAAAATGTATCATCTAATGTAAAATCTGATCCTAACATTTTTGATAGATACAGAACATTAGGCTCAGTGAATGGAAATATCCAAGCACCTTCATCTGCATTCCATCCAATTTCCATAAACTCGCTACGAGGTAGAGTTTTCTTATATTCTCTAATTGCCGCAACAATATTTTCGTTGAAAGGAAATTTGACTGCAATTTTCTTATCGCCATTTTCGTATGACTTAACTTCGATTGATTTCACACCGCTCAATTTACGCACCGGATATTTAAAAGTAGGATTAGCAAGGTCAACAGTTACATCGTAATTTAATGCTACTGATAAAGACTTACTATATTTGGTAACTAATCGAATTGTCAGCGCACGCTGCTTTTCAGTAAAACCGTTACCTCGTTGAATTTGATCCGATAAACTATGTGTAATAGCTACATCGGCAGGATTCAATGTAATAGGGGGTGCAAACAAATATTTTCCATTGCTTGCAAGACGATCGATTAGTTCTTCAATATTCATACTTTTATTATACAGAAAAAATAAGAGCCTGTCAAGCTCCTATTTTAAACACTTACATCTTCTAAGCCAGCTGTTCGTAGCTTAACGATGTTTGTTATTTGCCATTGCTTTTGATCAATAGCTTTGATAATACCTAACCATTGATTTCGCAACAATGCAAATTCGTTAATGATCTTTTCCATATCGACTACATCTGCTTCGCCGTCGACATACTTCTCAACATCACGTGAGCTAAGTGCTCTTTGATAATTTTCGAGATATTTCTTAAATGCTTTAGATCTAATACGGCGCAATTCGATATTCAAGTATTCTAACACAGCCTCAATCTCTTGAAGCTGGTTAAAACGTTGTTCTACAATACCAGGCAGTGCGGCGGAAGCTTTTTCTACGTTACCGTAAATTTTAACTTCTCTCT